GTCACGCTGGCCAGCGGCTACGGCTGCTGCTTCTGCCTCTGCAGCTGCTTGGGCATCCGCCGCTGCTCTAGCTTCTGCCTCTGCTTTAGCTGCTTCTTCAGCTGCGAGATATTCTGCAGTTTTAGGGGGCAAGTCTGATTCAGATCGACCCCCTCTCATGGGCCTGTTCAGCAGCATCATCCGCTCATCTGACAGCTTCTTAAAGGTAGCAGCAGCTGGGTTGTTAGAGTAGAACAATGCCTCCTCTTTTTCTTGATTTGCATAAAAGGCATCACCTTCAGCAACCGTGGAACCTTCGGGCGCTAACGCCTTACTAAATCCCGGTGATGGTCTACTCGCAGAAGCTGGACCTCTCGCAATAGCGCGTGCAATTGCAGCCTGTTCAGCACCAGATTTTACATCACGATCCATTGATCTGGCACGGGCTTGATCGTATGTCATTAGCATGCTGCTATTGAAGTCCGGAGTTACAGCATCTGGAAGCCCCCTTGGGTTGTAACGATTCTCAAGAGGCATACCTGTGTCACCGAATGATGTGTATTCACCTGTTTCTTGATTATACTTTAAATCTTGTCTCAGCCTTCTAGGATCACCAAACACACCAGATTCATCCCCACCCCCTAGGGATGCCGTAGCGAATGGTGTTTGAAATTCTGCGTTAGGGGTTATGGTCGCATCTGGCCCTAGCGCCTTTTGTTGCCTAATCATCTCCGCAAAACGTTTTTTCGACTCCGGATCATTCCCCGGAAGGCTCGTCACCGGGGGAATGTTAGCTGGCAATGTCGCCATGCCGCCATGTTGAAAGGTTGGTAACACATCAGCTGGTGCAGGACCGCCGCCGCCTCCCCCAAATACCATAAGCCCATACGACCTTGGGTGTAGGTGACGAGTTGGCATAAAGGGATTATAATAGCTCATGTTTTAAACTCTCTTGTGTGTCTTTTGGCTGGTTCATGTAGTCTACGCCAGTTTATTTTCTCTTGCCTTTGGTAAAGATCTTTGTGATACTTGAGTATTAAAGACATTACCTGTCTTGCATTCCCATAAGGAGTTATAAATTCAATACCCCAAAGCTCTTCCCTGTTGTCTTCTACGTAGTCATCTTCTGTTATGTAGTACTGGCCTTGTAGAAAGTCTTTACCAGCTTGCTTATCTAACCAGCACCAAGTAACTAATCCTATGGGCTTGTCTTCTTGGTAGTACAGGCGTATCCTGTTATGTTTTATAGGGGCTATAAGGTATCTATATATATCTTCTACGTTGTATATCTTATGCCACTTACTCTGTCTGAATAACTCTAGCCCATCAGATAGAGCTTTATTATTATCTATTTGCATTACTGTAGTTTAACTCAAAACGGCTAAAAAGTCAAGTATTCTTTAATCAGCTAAAGGATTATCTAACGCCCTCTGCAGCTTAGCTGTAAGACGATCCTCTAAATCTTTTAGGTCTGCACCTTGTGATACACGTAGACGATCTCTCTGGTTTTCAAACCTAACTTCAGCTGCATCAATCATAGCTCTAACTTTTTCTTCTGCTTCACGCACCATGTCTTCAACACGATCTGTCTGTTGTTCAATACGTAAGATGTCATCTGACAGACCATTCTTAATAGCACGAGAATACTCTACACCTTCCTCAACCTTCTCAGCTATGCCAGACATTTTGGCATCCATAACATCCATCTGTTGTTGGTAAGCACCAAGGTCTAACCCTGCTATGCCTTCAATCTTTTGGTACAAAACAAAGCCACCATACAAACCGCCAACAACAGTTGATATAAAAGTAAAGATTGCAAAGACTGAAGCAAAGGTAAACCTAAATCCACCTGCATTAATCTGACGGTCAGAAAGCCCATCAATATTGTCAGCAACTTTAGTCAGGTCAGCCATTAGTTTTCAAAGTCCATTTCACCGTTGCTGTCTACATTAGAATCTTGTAGTCGTTTTAGTTGGGCTAACTCTGCCCTAAGCATTTGTATTTCTAAACGGCGTTGTCTCATCTCAAGTTGGAATAGATCATCACAGTTTATCCTAGACTTTGGTTTGTCTAAGGGTATAACAACACGAGCATATATACCTATGTCTTTACCTTGTGCTGTGTTACTATTAAAGTCATTCATAACACCAGTTACACCAAACTCTAAGTTAGTAGCTCCTCCTATAGCATTTGAGCAGTCTAGACTACCAGCCTTAAAACGATCAGACTGATAGTTTAGTGGTGGACTTGGCAGTTGTAATGAAAGAGAACTACTTTCTGCGTTTACTGCTGTAGCCACAAAGAATAAAGCAACTGCTAACCTCATGGTTTATTACCATTCAACCTAGAACATATACGAGATGAAACCAAAGTTTTGACACCTGCTTGTTTTTTAACCTTAGATGTTGTACATAGATACACTGCCCGTTTTAAATCTGCTTTACGTAGGTACACATCAAAGTTATTACGCTCACTGTGTTTAACTTTTAATACTTTATACTGCGTTGAGAAGGGTACGCTATTCCAAGCTGCATCAAAAACATTAATCTGGTAGTATTTAACATCTGATCTATAATTAAATATAGACATCTCAACCTTCACTACACCAGATACATAGGATGGTTTAATCTTAGGATACGCAGGTGTCATCTCATGTGCTGAGATAGGAGCCACCCACGCCATAATTATTAAGGCTGCTCTAGTTAGCAATGCACTCAGCCTGTACTACAGCAGCATATGAACCACCGGGAAACGCTTTGCCGACACCATACGTGGCGGTGCTAGCAGTCTTAAACCAAGTGCTTCCAGCAATAGTTAGATTAAAATTAGTAGTGGAACCGTACACAACTTTTGCTGCATCATATGCTGCCATACCCGCATCAGTTGTTTGAGCCACTGAGCTTACCCCTGTCCAAGCCACTGTGTCAGTCAAAGTTGGTGAGGACGAGAAAGCTGACGGGTGAGTAATCTTAGCAGTGTAATAGTTTGCTACAGCTACATCGTACCGCACGATTGGTATTACTCCACCGTCAGCAGGTAGAGTGCTTAGTTTTGTAGCTGTTGGGTTTCCGTAAACGCCACCAGTGTCTGTCTGGATTATGCACTTAGCTTCTACGCTTCCAGCAATATTAACATCTGCCAACACAGGTGTAGCGCAAAGGGAAAGAATTAGAATAGGATATTTCATATTGAACCTCATTAGTTATACTGTAATTGAACCATCTCTTCGTGCCGTAGTTGTTGGGCTAGATGATTTCTAAACGCCTTTGGATTGTCTGGTAAATTAGAATCTGCAAGAGAGTTACTGTCTTTGTAAAAACCGCCATTGATAGAAGAGTTGTAGTACATAGCTAAGTCTGTCTGTAAGTTAATCTGGTTTATTATCTCTGCTTGGCCCTGTGCTCTAAAGATTGTTAAAGCATTGGCAGAAGCTGTTAGGCCCATCTCAAGTCTAGAAACTTTCTTATCTTCTTTGTCTTCAATTATACGGTTACCATCTTCGTCATATTTAAATTCTGTATCTTCATCTAATACTTCTACTACAGTACTATCTTCTAACGCATCGTATATATCTACCTCAACTACGACAGGTACTGGTTTAACATATCCTGAACACGCAGGGTTTAGCTGTGGATCGTAGCACTCATCAATTCTGTAGTTGTATATCACAACTGGATTTGTAACTTGTCCTGTACCTTCAACTTCAATAGACCCTGCACCCCAAGCAGCAGCTGGTATATTACCAAGGGAAAACGATTTTGTTATTGTATTACTAGGTAGCCCTGACCAATCATCTGTCTCTCTAAAGGTGTAACCACTTCCGCTAGCGTTTAGATTACCAACGTGTACCTTCATATTATCTTCTACATTCTTAACAGTGGTGTAACGATAGATCAAACCATTTACATCTAGCCCTGTAGCCGAAGGGAATACAGAGGGCATACCCCAGCTAAGTCCATTGGCTGCAGCATTACTAGTTGCACCATAAGAGTATGGATCAGAGTAAGAATAAGATGCCAAGGATGCTAAGTACAGCACCAATGCCAACCTTTGTATCATTATCAACATTAGCTAAACCTTTTATTATACTGCCTTTTGGTGCAGGCACAGGCTTCGTAAGAGCTTCTAGTTCCCATGCCCTCTTAGCTGCATCACCAATCATACCATCCTTAGGGCAAGGTGTACCAGCGTTCATCATTGCTGACCACACATTCTCATCTTGGCACATGATAGATACAGCTGCTACTTTCATGCCCATGTCATACATAGTCTTTGACTTCTTTAGTCGTAGGCAGTTCTCTTCAGTGTAAACTGTACCCATAGAGATACCAAGGATCTGTGTCTGTACTGCACCCGCAACTCCAATGGTACATAGATCACCTGTACCTGAGCTTATTTGTGGGGTGATTGCTGAAGGAGGAGGACTACGAACAGTGGTGTCCATCGTCCCACCAGAAGTTACCTTGCTAGTATTGTCAGTATATATAGTATCAGCAGCCTGTGCTGTGGTTAAACTTCCTACCAAGAGAAGTACTATAGCGGCAATTATTCGTGTCACTTTTAATTCCTTGAACTATGATTTAATGTTACTACGTTTAACGCTTCTTTTATTGCAGTAACATTAGCATCAATACGTGCTATCATTATATCATTCTCATGTATTTCATCAGCTAGCCTAGACGAATCTAAACGCATCTCTGATATGTCCATACGGTTGTACCTAATGTCTAACACCATTGCTGACACAGCCCACACTACAGCGGCTCCTTGTAATAATAAAGCACCTGCTATTGTTACGACTGTCCAGTTAATGTTCATGGTTTAGTCGGCCATGTGATTGATGAAGGCCAACCAGCGCACGTACAGGTTATGGCATTTAAGTCATTTTTATAGTTTGTCCAAAGTGCTTGTTCATCAGAAGTTAATGCATCCCACTGGGCGGGAACAGATATTATAGGATCAACTTCTGTCTCCAAAAAATAATCTCGTTTAAGAAGTACGTTCATGCAATCGATTACGTCAGACTGTACTTGGTCGGTTGCGTTTAAATCCTCTGGGCAGGTGTAAGTTGGTATTACCATTTTTATTGTCCTCTATTATCACACGGGGTTGTTTTAATTGCATATAATAGTTACAAAAAAACTTCTTCCACCAAAGGTAGGGGCTACGTTCGTAGCTACACCAGCTTCTGGTGTTTCTGTAATTCGCATGCTCCCATTATTTCCACTGCCATAGTATTGTGGACTGCCTACACTTAAAGTGGAAGCAGTAGCTTGATATGCCCCGCCTGCTACCCACCTTATAACGAACTTGTTAGCACCAGCGACAGCAGTATAGGGCCGGGAAAGAGCGCCCGTGTTCTGATG